TACGAACTGGAAGCCAAGTTCCGCTACCGCATCCACGACGGCATCCTCAAGCTCTGGTACAAGCTCATGCGTCCCGACAAAGCATTCCGGGCCGCCATCATCGACGTCCACCAGACCATCGAGGAGCAACTGGGCGACCAGACCCTCATCATCATGAGAACTCCGTAAACCGACCTGCCCCGCCTGCGGGCGGGGCGCTATCGAACGATCGTAAGACCTGGAAGGACAAGGATAACGACATTCCATTCTGACATGACCGAGTTGCACCCCATCGCCGTCACCTACGCCACCGCCGCCGAAATGCTGGAGGTCTCCAAGCTCACCATGGAGCGCCTGGTCCGGAGCGGTGAAATTCCAGTGGTTCGCATCGGCCGCCTGGTCCGGATTCCGGTGGCTGCCATCGAGGAATGGGTGGCGAACAACGCCGTGATCGTCAACAATAACCGCGTGCACGCGGGGCATTGCCGACAAGAGGAGGATACGCAATGCCACGAAAAGACCGCGATGGACTCTACCGGAGAGGCGATTCGCCATACTGGTGGGCCAGCTACACCGACGTCAGCGGCCGCAGAATTAGGCGCTCGACTGGCCAAAGGGACAAGAGGGAAGCGGCCAAGGTCCTGGCCAAATGGAAGCTCGAAGCCGAAACCGCCTGGAAACGGGAACAGCAACAGGACTGGACGTTCGACGAACTGATGCTCGCCTATCTGGACGCCACCCAGGACAGCAAACGCTCTCACGGACGGGATCTGACCAGCTGCCGACACCTGTACCCGGCGTTTTCCGGGCGCAAGCTGCGCGACATCCTGACCCACGACGTGCGGGCTTACATCACACAGCGGCGTAAGGAAGGGGCGGCGGCCAGCACCATCAACAAAGAGGTGGGCCTGCTGTCGTCGGCCATCAACTACGCCCGCCGGGAATGGGGCTGGGACATCCACAACCCGGCGCAGGGATGCCGGCAACGGGAGCCGGAAGGCAGGCTCAGATGGCTGACGAAGGCCGAGGCGGCGGCGCTTGTCGAGGCGGCTAGGCAGTCGGAGAAAGCCCCGCATCTGGCCGATTTCATCATCCTGGCGCTGAACACCGGGATGCGTTCAGGGGAAATCCTGGGGCTGGAATGGCGCCGGGTTGACCTGAGCAATGGACTGATCTGGCTGGAAGCCGAGCATACCAAAACGGCCCGGCGGCGGACGATCCCCATCAACGCCGGCGCCAAGACCGCCCTACTCTCCCGCCTGAACTGGCGGGCCCGCCATTGCCAGGACAGCCCGTGGGTGTTCTGCGACCAGACCGGCCGGCGCATCGCCAGTGTCAAGAAATCGTTCGAGACCGCCTGCAAACGCGCCGGCATCGAGGATTTCAGGATCCACGACCTGCGGCACACCTGCGCCGCCTGGCTGGTGACTGCCGGCGTACCGCTGGCCGAGGTGCGGGATCTGCTCGGGCATCGCTCGATCCAGATGACCGAGCGCTATGCCCATCTGGCCCCCGAAAATGTCCGGTCAGCGGTGCAGCGCCTGGATGGCGATTTTGGTGTGGAGGGACAGATGGTTTGAGATTATGGGAATTTATGGGCGTAGGCGGATTTTTTTGGGAATGTATTGATTTGGTTGGATTTTTGACAATGGTTATGTATGGCGCGCAATTTTCGATGGACAGATGGATTTGGGCGAAAATTGCGCGTTGGACACATGGTTTGCGACGCCGAATGGTTGCCACTTCGCGCTGCGAATCTGACGATTCGCGGCGCTCAGCGGCTTCGATAAGGCATACCCTATATCAAACCCTCCTCCCAAACCACACCACCTTACCAACGACCTGCAAATCCTTGATCCGCTCGCCTGGGACGTGGATTTCCTTGTAGGCGGGGTTGTCGCTGCGGATGAACACGCCGCCTTGGAAGTCGTTTTGAAGACGCTTTACGATCAGTTCGCCGTCCATCCTTATTATATAGATGCCGTCGGCCAGTCTTGATGGCTGGAGGCGGCGGCCGTCGGGCGTGATCCAGGTATCGACCAGGAGCACATCGCCTTCCCAAATGGTGGGCATCATCGAGTCGCCGCGGGCGGTGACGACGGTGAGATGGCGCCCCAGCAGTCCTTCCTCGGCCAGCCAGTCCTTGCGGAACGCCAGCTTGCCGATGATGCGTTCCTCATCCACAACGGCGCCATAGCCGGCGCTGACCTCCACATCGAACAGCGGCACCAGGGCGAATTCGTCTTCGTTGAATTCGGGCCCAGCCTGCTCGCCTGGGCGCATGGGGCCTTCGCCGGTGGCGAGCCAATCAATCGAGACGCCTGCCACTTTTGCGATCATCGCAATCGTTTCTATTTTCGCCTGGCTTTCACCAGAAATTATCCGATAGAGCTGTGCCTCAGAAATGCCAATCCTTGTGGCAAGCTCCCTTTTCCCGCCAACTCGATCTGCTATCTCGTTTATGCGAGTTCCGATTCCTGAAGTCAGAATCGGAACTTGGTTCCGTTTTTCATCTTTCAGTTCTGATTCCATTCTTTGCCTTATAAATCAATTATTTGCATACATGGTCCATATCTATCTGATATGAAAGAATCGGAACTAGCATTTATGCTTGACTTGTCTCTCATATATGAGTATGTTTATCACCATGACGAAGATAAACATCACGGACATCCCCACCGATCCGGTCGTTCGCCGGGAGTGGATCAAATACCAGCTCCGGCTGCGGGGCTGGACTCTGTCCAAGCTCGGCCGGGCCTACGGCGCGAGTCGGCACTGCGCCATCCTGGCGCTGCGCAAGCCCTATCCGAAATGGGAGCGCATCATCGCCGCCCAACTGGACCTGCCGCCGGAGGCGCTATGGCCGGAACGTTACGGGAAGTCCGCCAAGTTCAACGGTAACAAGGAAACCGTTGCAGGGCAACGGAAAAAGACAGAGGCCGCCTAGACATGACCCGCCGCCGTGACGACGCCACCTTGGACCTGTTCCAGATCCCGGCCGCTCCGGCGCCGGCGCCGGCCAGCATGGACTACAACCGCGAGGTGGCCCACCTAGTGGCCAAGGTATTGAAGGAAGCCGGCTGCGACCGCTACGAGATCGCCGCCCGGATGAGCCGACTGACGGGCAAGGAGGTTTCCAAGTTCATGATCGACGCCTGGGCGGCGGAAAGCCGGGACCATCACAACATTCCCTTCTATCTGGTTCCGGTGCTGGAGGCGGCCTGCGAGACCCATGCCCTGTCGGCCTGGCTGGCGGAGAAACGGGGCGGGCGGCTGATGGTGGGCAAGGAAGTGCTGGCGGCCGAACTGGGCAAGCTGGAACGGATCAAGGACGAGGCGGCGCAGAAGATTAGAGAGTTGAAGAAGCTGATGGGGGAATTGGAATGACGCACGAAAACGACTTTGGACGGTTGCAAATCGTCCGCTACCCGGAAATCGGCCTGGCGGAGTTGGTCGTCGAACTGCCAGAGCGCGAGGAAGAATCCTTTTGGCTGACGATCGCCAACGAACGGCTCAACCGGCCGGCATTTCAGATCCGCTTCAAACGAATTGGCCCAGGAGTGTACCGAGCTGCTGAAGTGCGCCCGGGGCTTGGGCCAATCCTGAGTCAAGCATTTTTAGAACGACTTGCTGCAGGGCTTCGGCCGGCAGAGAGCGCAGCTTCTGACGAAGAGTGCTTTTGACCGACTGGTCCAGGTTGGAGGCATCCAAATGACGCTCGAAGACATCACGCAGAGAGTCGGCCTCGAAGCGAACGGTGACGGTGCGCAGGATGGCGTCCAGGCCGCCGTCGTCCTCGAGGAAATCCAGGCCCCTGGCGGTGATTCGTGCATCGAGCGCCTCGACCGGCATCATCAGATTTTCCCGAATGCTGGATTCGATCAGGCCGTGCTCCTGGAGGTAATACAAGTTGGCGGTGAATTGCTCTGGGTCGAGCGCCCGGATCGCCTCCATTTCACGGATCTCCAGCCGCTCCGGATATGCCTCGCGCAAGCGTTCCAACGTCTGTCTTTGCAGTCTGCGATTCAGTTTCATGGGAACCCTCCTGTCGGTTCTGGTTGTGTGTGGCAGCCCCAGGATAGCCGAGGGACGGGTTCCCGCCAATTACCGGAGGGCCGGGCATGAAGGAATGGTTCACGGCCCGCGAACTGGCCGGGTTGCCGGGGATGCCTGGGACGGAGCGTGGCGTGTTGAAGGCCGCCAAACGTGAAAACTGGCGCTCCCGCAAGCGCCCCAAAGGCAAAGGGCGTGAATACCACATTCAAAGCCTCCCCGAAACCACCCGCACCCATCTGGCCCTGCAATGCCTGCCCCAGCCGGTGGCGGTGGAGGAAACCAGGGAGGCCGCCCTCGAGGCCCGCCGCCGGCGCAAGGAACAAGGTCTGGCCCAGTTCAACGCGCTGCCTTCCGGCCACCCCAAGCGCCTGCGGGCCAAGGCGCGGCAGTGGGTCCTGCAAGCCTGCGACGCTTTCCAGCAGCAGGCCGGGATGCCGGGGCGGCGCGGGGTGGAGTTGTTCTGCCAGGCGCTGATTTCCGGCGAGGTCACCATTCCAGAGCCCCACCGGCTATGGCTGCCCCAGCGCCACGGCGTCTCCAGCCTGGACGCGGCCACGATCTACCGCTGGCGCAAGCGGTTCGACGAGCAGGGCCTGTGGGGATTGACCGACGGCTACGGCAACCGCAAGGGGCAATCCATCATCGAACGCCACGAGCCTCTCAAGCGGCTGGTGATCGGGGCGATGCTCGACCAGCCTCACATCACCCCGGCCAAGCTCAAACAGTACATCGCCATCCGCCACCCCGAGCTGGATCTGGCCAGCGTCAAGTCCATCGAGCGCTACATGAAGCGCTGGCAGCAGGAAAACGCCCAAATATGGGAGTTCCTGACCCACCCGGATCGGTGGAAGAACGTGCGTATGGCGGCCTTCGGCAGCCACCACGAACACATCGAACGCCTGAATCAGCTTTGGGAGATGGACTCCACCCCCGCCGACTGGATGCTCAAAGACGGCCGCCACGTGGTGGTCGGCGTCATCGACCTGTATTCCCGCCGGCTCAAGTTCCGGGTTTCCAAGACCTCCAAGGCCGAGGCGGTGTGCCTGGCCTTCCGGGATGCGGTGCTGGCCTGGGGCGTGCCGGAGGCGGTGCGCACCGACAACGGGATGGAATACGTTTCCGAACGCTTCGCGGGGCTCCTGCGCGACCTGGACATCGAGCAGATCCTCTGCCTGCCCTTCGCCTCGGAGCAGAAGGGCACCATCGAGCGCCACATGCGCACGATGAGCCACGGCATCCTGGATCTTCTGCCCGGCTTCATCGGCCACAACGTGTCCGATCGAAAGCGCATCGAAGCCAGGAAATCATTTGCCGAACGCGTCATGAATCCGGACGAAGTCATCGAGGCCGAGCTGGAAGCCAAGGATCTGCAGAAGATTCTCGACGACTGGTGCGAATACGTCTACGGCCGCAGCCCCCACCAGGGCCTCGACGGCCGCAGCCCCTGGGACGTGGCCGCCAGCTACACCGGCCCCATCCGCCGCATCGAAGACGAACGGGCCCTCGATTGCCTGCTGATGGAACCGGCCGGCACCCGAACCATCGGGAAAAAGGGCATCCGCTACGAGCACTACGACTACATCGCCCCGGAGCTGGCCCCGCGCATCGGCGAGACCGTCTCCTTGCGCCTGGACCCGGACGACGCCGGCACCCTGTACGTCTACAGCCTGGACGGCGAGTTCCTTTGCAAGGCGAAGGCCCCGGAGCTGACCGGCATCTCCCGCGCCGAGATCGCCGCCGCCGCCCACGCCGAGCAGAAGGCGTTCACGAAGCGGCAGAGCCGGGAATACAGCGCCTTCAAGCGCGAGATCAAGGAAAACCTGGCCGAGGTGGTCCTCCGCCACGCCATCGAACAGGGAGAGAACGTCACCGTGCTGCCGAAACCGGCCGAAACGCACACCACCCCGGCGCTGGAACAGGCCGGCCAGGCCGCCCGCGCGGAAACCACCGCCCCGGCCCGGGTGGTTTCCATGAGCGACGATCCCGGCGAACGGTACGAATACTGGGTGCGCATCGGCCGGCGCATCGAACGGGGCGAACGGGTGAGCGAGCAGGAACGGCGGGGCTGGGAGGCGTACCGGAACAGCCCTGACTACAAGGCGATGAAACGGCTTTACGAGGATTTCGGCCCCGGCGTGGCCGAGGCCGAATAGACGGGAATCAAACCACAAAGACGAAGGAGACGACATTATGAACGAGAATGCAAACGTCATCAATTTCGATTCGATGCCGCAATCGGGCACCGCCATGCTGCGCAACGTGCGCCTGTGCGCGGTGCTGCTGGAACGGGCCATCGAGCGCCCCGCCCACCTGCCCGGCATGGTCTGTTTCTATGGCCCGTCGGGCTGGGGCAAATCGTTCTCGGCCGCCTACTGCGCCAACAAGCACCGTGCCTACTACGTCGAGTGCAAAAGCTCCTGGACCAAGAAGGCCCTTCTGGGGGCGATCCTCAACGAGATGGGTCTGCCCCAGACCGGCACGTTGTACGAGATGACCGACCAGATCGCCGAGCAGCTGGTGCTGTCCCAGCGCCCGCTCATCATCGACGAGATGGACCACATCGTCGAGAAGAAGGCGGTCGAGATCATCCGCGACATCTACGAAGGCAGTAACGCCCCGATCCTGATGATCGGCGAGGAAATGCTGCCGGCGAAACTCCGCCGCTGGGAGCGCTTCCACAACCGCATGCTCGCCTGGCAACCGGCCCAGCCCGCAGACCTCAACGATGCCCGCCAGTTGGCCCGGATCTACTGCCACAAGGTCCAGGTGGCCGACGACCTGCTGGAACTGTTCGTCCAGGCCACCCGCGGCTGCACCCGTCGGGTGTGCGTCAACCTCTACCAGGCCGAAACCCTGGGGATTTCCCTGGGGCTCGACAAGGTGGACCTGAAGACCTGGGGCGATCGGCCCATCTACACCGGCGACGCGCCGAAAAGGAGGGTCTGATGGCTGGACGGCCCATCGACCAAAACCCCGGCGGCATCACCCCCAGGGAGCGCATCTGGGCGGCGATCCGCGATCTCAAGACGTTCACCGCCGGCGATCTGTGGGGCGAGATGCCGATCGGAGCCAGCATCTCCAAGGATCTGATCCGCGACTACCTCAAAGGGTTGGAGAACGCCGGCTACCTGCAGCGCTGCGGCCGCGACGGCCGTCAGGTCCGCTACCGGCTGGCCAAGGACGTGGGCGTCGAAGCGCCCCGGGTGCGCAAGGACGGCACCCCGGTGACCCAAGGCCGGGGGCGGGAGGCGTTGTGGCGCACCATCAAGATTCTGAGCGAGTTCGACGCCCGGGAGCTGGCCGCGGCCGCCAGCACCGAACAGACCCCCGTCTCCCTGGCCGAGGCCAAGGAATACTGCGCCTATCTCCACAAGGCGGGTTACCTGATCCTCGCGCGCGCCGGCGGCCCCGGCCTGCCCGCCCGCTACCGCTTCAACCCCAGGAGGAACACAGGCCCCAAGCCCCCGGCGATCCAGCGGGTCAAGCGGCTCTACGACCCCAACCTGGGCAAAGTCGTCTGGCAGAAGGAGGACAATCATGGACTGGATTGAGGTGCTGCGCGCCGAATGCCAACGCACCAGCCAGCGCCGCGTCGCCGAGCTCATCGGCTACTCCCCGGCGGTGGTGTCCCAGGTGCTCAAAGGCACCTACAAGGGCGATTTGGGCGCCGTTGAAACCGCGGTGAAAGGGGCGTTCATGGGCCGCACGGTGCCGTGTCCGGTGCTCGGTGAGCTGCCGGCCAACCGCTGCCTGGCCTACCAGCGCCAGCCCTTCGCCGCCACCAACCCCCAACGGGTCAAGCTGTACCGCGCCTGTCGCGCGGGCTGTCCACACTCACAACTGAAAGGAGGTGAATCATGAGCATCGACCACGAAACCCTCTGGTTGGCCCAGGAACGCTTCCGGGACAAGCAACGCAATCTGGACGTCCAGCGGCTCATGGTCCTGCTGATCCGGCTGGACGAAGACGATCTCGAGGCCCTGGTGAGCTGCTACCGCCGGGGCGACGAGAAAGGGATGGGCGGCCTCCTGCGGGACCATATCGATCTCGCCCTGTGGGAAGCCGCTCTTTCAGAAACCCGCGCCCGGGTGGCCGCCGAGGCGCGGAGTGCCTAAGAAGCAAGAGGAGTATAGCCCATGTGCAAGCAGAACTTCCATAAAGCCAACCACTGCATCCGCAGACTGTACAAGAAGGGGTTCGACGTGCTCAGCGTGCGGCTCGACGGCCGCCGCCCCCGCATCGAGATCGCCCACCAGCGCAAGTGCGCCCGGCTCGGCGGCGTCTGGTTCCAGCGCCGCGCCGATGGGGCCGGCGTGATCTACCGCTACGCCTGCCTGCTGCACGGCTGCCAGATCGAATGGGAAGAGAGGAGGTTCGTATGAGCGCCATCGTCGCCTTCGCCCTCGGTATCCAGCTCGGCGTCGTCCTGGGTATCGGCATCATGTGTCTGTTGATCGTCAACCGGGAGAAAACCTATGAGCGTGACTGAACTCAAACCCAAACCCGCCGGCCGCCTGATCGCCGGCCGCACCGAAACCCGAGCCCCGGCCCGGCTGGTGAAGCTGGCCCTGGACGCCTGGGAAGTGAAGAAGGAACTGGACCGGCTCAAGGACGAGCTGGCCGCCTGCAACGAAAAGTTGGCCCAGGCCATCGAGCCGGGCACGGCGCTGGAGATCGCCGGGGTGTGCCGGGTGACGGTGGCCGAGCGTCAGACCGTCAAGGTCACCGACGCCGCCGCCCTGGAGCAGATCCTGGGGCCCAGGTTCGAGGACCTGGTGGACATCCGCGTCAGCCACCGCCCCCTGCCCAAACTGGTGCGGCTGGCCACCGACGGCGACAACCCGCTCGGCCAGGCCGTGGCCCAGGCGCTTTCGATCGAGCGCAGCGTGACCGTTTCCTACCGACCCGCGAAATAGAGGAGAGCGACATGACCAAGTTCGAACTGATCCGATACATCCGAAACACCGCCGGCGAGGCGCTGACCCTTGACCAGATCGACGCGGTACTGAGGGCGCTGCCAGGTGCCGCCGCTCACAGCCTGCGCCGTGACGGGGAATTCGCCTTACATGGCCTGGGCAAACTCAAGCTTGTCGAGCGTGCCGCCAGAGTCGGCCGCAATCCCCGGACCGGCGAGGTCATCGAGATTCCGGCGAAAAAGGCGGTCAAGTTCGTCCCCGCCAAGCCCCTCGAGGAGGCTCTGCGATGACCGACTTCGACCGCGTCCGCAAGCTGATCGACTCGATCGAGGCCGATCACAACGGCCTGCGCGAGGATCACGACGTGCTGACGGAGGATTGCCTGACGTTGCAGCAGGCGGTCGATCGCCTCGACCGAGAGGCGGAAGCCCTGCGCCGGCGCTGCCGTTTGCATCGGGCCGCCGCCCTGCTCGGCTGGACCGTCGCCATCGTCGCCGTGGCCAACGCCGTGATGACCTGACATCCCCACCGGCCCGCAATGGGCCCGCCCAGCCGGCGGTGGCGCAAAACACCGGCAGCGGGAGTCTGGACCTCCTCGGATGATCCCGCCGTCCGCCCCACGTCACGGGGCCTCTTCCCAGACCGTCCTCGAGGAGGGCGGCCCGGAAAGAGCGGAGAGGAAAACACGCAATGATCGACTGGGAACAGGCCGTGAAACTGGCCACCGAAACCGACCTGACCTGCGGCGAGATCGCCGACCGCTGCGGCTGGCCGGAAAACCGCTCGCTGGCGAAATTCGCCGAGATGCTGGAGCGCCGGCTGCCGAAAAAGCGCCGCCGGGCGCTGGTGACGCCTGGACCGGCCTACCGGGTGCGCAACGTGGAGGTGGCCTGATGGACGCCTACCGCCGCCAGCTGGCCCGTATCCACTGCCTGAAGAAAGAACTCGGGCTGGACGACGACACCTACCGGCACATGCTCCGGGAAATCGGCGGGGGCGATTCCGCCCGCGATCTGACGCCGGACGGCCGCGCCAAGGTGATCCGCCACCTGGCGAGACTGGCCGGCGGCCGCCGGCAATATCCCGGCCGCCCCCACAACGCCGATATTCAGCCTCAGATCGGCAAGATCGAGGCGCTATTGGCCGAAGCGGGGCGCCCCTGGGGGTACGCGATTGCCCTGTGCAAACGGATCGCCAAGAAGGACCGGCTGGAGTTCTGCTCGGTGGAGGAGCTGCGCAAGATCATCGCGGCGTTGGAGTACGACCGGAATCGGAGGGAGTGCCGTGCCGATTGAAGGCGTCTGCCCCACCTGCGGCGCCAAGTTCGATCTGGCCCACGCCCTCCAGGACGGCGAAGCCCGCCAGGCCCTGGCCGCCGCCCTGTCCCTGCCGGCCCCGTTGGCCCGCCTGGTGGTGCCGTACCTGTCCCTCCACGCCCCCGGCAAAAAGCGCATCGCCTGGCGCAAGCTGGCCCGCCTCCTGCGCGAGCTGGTCGCCCTGATCGAGGCCGGCCAGGTCACGAGCGGCGGCCAGTCTCACGCCGCCCCGCTGGAACTGTGGCGGGAAGGGCTGGAGAAAGTGCTGGCCGCCGCCGAGGCCGGGCAACTGACCCTCCCCCTCGAGGGCCACGGCTATCTCACCAAAGTGGTCTGGACCGAGGCCGCCCGGCGCGCCGGCAGACAGGCCGCCGCGCAAAAGCCAATGCACCCAAGTCACCGCCCGGTGGCGCCCCCCACCCAACCCTCCCCCCGGCGGGGGGAGGGCCAGGGAGGGGGGGAATCCATCGCCGAGCACCTGGAACGGATGAAACGGAGCGTCGGCAAGCGATGATCGATCTGTCTCTGATTCCGCCGGGATTCCGCCAGGTCGTGGAACTCGTCGGCCCGACCGCCGCCATGGCGCTGGTCGAGCGTTACGGCGGCCTCGAGCTCCACGTCCCGGCCCGTTTCAGCGCCGACATGCCCTTGTGCGCCCTGGTCGGCCCCGAGGCCGCCAGGAAGCTGGTGCAGATGTACGGCCACACCAAACTCTACATCCCCCTGTGCCAGCGCGCCCTGGTCGCCGCCAGAAACGCCGAGATCCTGGCCCGCTACCAGGCCGGCGAATCCCCCAGGGTCATCGCCCGGGACTGTCAGATGAGCGAGCGCTGGGTGTGGGAGATCATCCGCAAGACCCGGCGCGGGCGGACGGATGGCGATGGGGGGCAGGTTGAGGTATTCGATTTATGGAAATAATCTGAAAAATTGTTTCCAAAACTCCCTTGCGGCCGGTCGCGCCTTGGCCGGGGATTCGGGCAAACCGGAGTCTGTCGCCGCCAGTTACGCCACGGAGAACCTAGGCGATGACTGCAGCCAGTGGCTGCGGGAAGCTGAGGCCCACCTTCAGGCCCGGGTCGCCGGGGCGAAGTTCGACTTCCAGGCCGCCGCCGAGGAGGCGCGGCGTCAGATCATTGAGCGTCTGCTAGATGACGCCGAGCAGGAGCTAGGCAGCGACAGCACCATTGCCGAGCGCATTGCCCACATCCTCGGCGACGACGGCCAGAACTTCGTGGCCGTCGAGGCAGGCGATTTTGTTGACGAGATCGGCTTGACTGATCTAGCAAAGGCCGCCGGCGCCGCAATTGAGGCGGCTTACCGACAACCTGACAGCAACGATCTGATCCCATGTCCAGTCGCCAGCGTGCCCCACGGCGGTTATATCCGCTACCTGTTCAACGACGGCTCGGCAATCGTCGAGCAGGTCGGGTATGCCTGGGACATTGAGGAAAAGGAGCCGTTTTCATGGAGCACGGCGTGACCAACCACCCAAACCGCAGCCGGTCCCGAAAGGGGCCGGCCGCAAATCCTGCCCCAAATGCCATTCGTGCCGCACGATTGGCGGCAGGCCTTACTCAGGCAGAAGCGGCAGCGTTGGTGTATGCGGCACAGCGCTCATGGCAGGATTGGGAGGCCGGGAGGCGGCGCATGCACCCAGCCATATTTGAGCTTTTTCTAATTAAGACCGGCGCTGGCAAGTGTTGTAGGCAGTAAACGCTCGCCAGCGCCACAGCCTGCGTTACACCGCCTGAAAACCGGGCTTCAGCCCAGTTTCAAGCCGCCCCTTCGGGGGTGGTTTTCCCATCGTAATATGCCACGATGCCCTTGATCTGATCGGCGAATTTGTATATCTCGCTCAGATCCGCAATCGGGTGCCTGGTTTCCTTTCTGTCGTCGCCGTCTGGCTCGAAGGTTCCCAGGTATTTCTGGGCGCGGTTGAAATGCAGTCGGCAAATGGGCTTGCGATTGTTGTCGTCCAGCAAAATGCCACAGTAAGATTTTCGATCCCGCATCGCCACGCGAGCCGGGTCGATGGACTCGCGCAGGATAGCTCGGACGATATAGAAGCCTTCCAGCTCTTCCTCAGTCGTTACAATTTCATCTTGTTCGTTGTCGTTTTCCTCGCTGTGATCCGAGCTTGCTTCGATGGGATCCGTTGCGACCAAGGCGGACTTAAGACGCTCATTGATTTTCTCGTTGATGAACTGGTTGACAGCTCTCTGTACGATCGTGGAGAACTGCTCCTTGACCGCCTGAGTAATGGGCTTGGTATACACCCGCTTTACCAAAAACCGAATGAACTCGTCTGAAGGCGATGAGACTTCTTTTGCCAGAACCCGCTTTATCTCTCTGGTGTACTTCAGGTCGCTAGCAGCATTTACCGCAGATTCCAAGTCAAATCCGGATTTGGTGAATTTTTTGATCTCAGGGATCAGGGTCTCGTCTACCTCCAGAATGTTGAATTCCAGAAATGGGCGCTCATCCATCTTGTTGGGTTCATCTAGATCAGTGAAAAACCTGTAGGTGACACCGTTTGTCAGAATGCCGATCCGAGCTCTGGTGACACTGAAGTATCGATAAAGCTGGGAAGCATGTATTTCATCTAGGTTGGTTTTGCAACTTTTGCACTCGATCAACATTATCGGTTCACCGTCTTGTGTAATGGCATAATCGACCTTTTCACCCTTTTTGATGCCTACATCGGCGTTAAATTCCGGAATGACCTCCATCGGATTGAAGATGTCGTATCCAAGCAACTGGATGAATGGTAGGATGAATGCCGTTTTTGTCGCCTCTTCCGTTTCTATAGCCGGTAACTGTTTCTGGATTTTAGCCGCAAGCGATTGAATCTGATCGATCAAATCCATTATTTTCCTCCTTGGTTTGGTTAAAAGAAGATGCCCGCCCTGGATGGGTTATAGGGTGTATACACTCCACTGAACCCCATCCCCCTTCATCCCCTCTTCCGCCGCCTTTAGGCTGGCGGCATGGACGCCGATTTCATCATCGATCAAATCATCCGCCGCGAGGGCGGCTACGTCAACCACCCGGCCGACCGCGGCGGGCCGACCAAGTACGGCATCACCCAGGCCACGTTGAGCCGCTGGCGCCGGGGCGATCCGGTGTCCCCGTCGGACGTGGAGGCGCTGACCGAAGCCGAGGCCCGGCGCATCTACCGCGTCCTCTACATCACCCGCCCCGGCTTCCACATGATCGAGCACGCCCCCCTGCGCACCCTGGTGGTCGATTGCGGTGTCCACCACGGCGTCCGGCGGGCGGCCGAGTGGCTGCAGGAGGCCGCGGGTGTGCCGGTGGACGGCATCGTGGGGCCGGTGACCCTGAAGGCGGTCAACGCCGCAGACGGCCACCTGCTGTACCGCAAGGTGCTGGCCACGCGGGCCAGATTCTACGGCTGGATCATCGCCCGCGACCACGCCCAGGCGGTGTTCGCCCGCGGCTGGATGAAGCGTCTTGCCGAATTCATCGAAAACTGCCCATAAGGTGCCTCATGAAACGATTGATCCCCCTGATCGCCCTGATTTCCCTGACCGGTTGCCAGCAGGCCCTGGTGGCCAAGAAGGCCGTCGATGCCGTGTTCGCCGAGGGCGTCAGCCTGTATTGCCGCCTCCCGGAGACGGCCCGGCTGGCCAACCGCGAGCGGATCGCCGCCCGGATCTTTCCGCACCGCATCGAGATTCATTGCTTCCAGGTCTCGCGCAGCGGGGGCTGACATGCGGTTTCTCACTCGACTGGTGACCGAATTCCTGCCCGAATCCGGTAGGCGGCGGCTGATACGGCCGCTGATCGCCCAGGACCCGGACAATCCCTGTCTGACGATCGTCGTCCCCTGCCGGTTCGAGACGGATTTCGCCAGCGTACCCAAACGGTTCCGTCGCTGGATCGACAACGACGAACACTGGCTGGTGCGTCCCGCCGTCCTCCACGACTGGCTCTATAGCGAGGGCATCGGCACTCGCGCCCAGGCTGACAAAATCCTCTACCGCGCCTGTCTGTCCGAGGGTTCGCCCAGATTGGCCGCCTGGGTCGTGTGGGCGGCGGTGCGGGCCTTCGGCGGCCGTCATTACGGCAGGGAGGGCGCGTGACCCTGGAGCAGATCCAACTGATCCTGACCGCCGTCAACATGGTCGGCACCGGCGCGGTGTGGCTCTACGTCCATCTCCAGGGCCGACGCCGGGTCACCGAGGACCGCCTGCGCAAGATGGCCGACGACATCGACGCCCGTCTCGACGGTCACGGCCAGCGCCTCGCCGCCCTGGAGCAGGCCAGGGAGAGCGAGGTCAACCACGACCACCTGGCAGAGCTGTGGCAGGCGTTCCGCCAGACCCAGTCGCTGCTGTCCGAAATCAAGGGCAAGCAGGAAACCTTCCATGACATGCTCAAGGAACTGATCCGCCGCCAATGGGAGAAACCATGACCGATCTGGAAACGCGATTCCGCCGTCATGCCCTGTTGCGCATCCTGGCCGAGGAACCGGACCGCAAACATAACCTCCACGTGCTCCAGCGCCTGCTGGACCTGGCGGGCCTGCCGGCCTCGCTCGATTTGCTGCGGGCGGAATTGAGCTGGCTGCAGGAAATGGGCTTGTTGGAAACCGACGACGCCTGCGGCATTCTCTGCGCCCGCATCACCGCCCGCGGGGTGGACGTGGCCATGGGGCGCACGAAAGTGCCTGGTGTCGAAAGCCCGGGCCCGGCCTGATGGGACGCAAGAGCACCGTGGACAAACTGCCCCCCGACATCCGCCGGCAACTGGAGGCGCTGCTGGCCGATCCCCGCATGACCCAGCTCCAGGTCACCGAAGAGATCAACCAGGCGCTCGAACGCCACGACATCGAGTGGCGCCTGTCCAAATCCGCCGTCAACCGCTACGCCCAGCGCATGAGAGCCGTGCTGCAGAAGATGCACGAGCGCAACCAGGTGGCGGAGATGTGGCTGGCCAAGTTCGGCCGTATTCCCCAAGGGAGATTGGGCCAGCTCATCATCAACATGATCCACGGGCTGGCCTTCGAGGCCGGTTTGAAACTGCACGACGGCGAGATCGACCCGGACGAGCTGCCGGAGCTGGTCCAGATGCTGCGGGGGCTGTCGGTGACCATCGAAAAGCTGGAGAAAGCCGCCAGCCTGAACGCCGAGCGGGAGGCGGAGATCCGGGAAGCCGAGCGCCGACGCGCCGCCGAAGAGTTGGCGGCGCTGGAAAACAAGCCCGGCCTGGACGCCGAGACGATCAAAAAGGTGCGCGAGGCCCTCTATGGCGCCTGACCCGGTCCTGCTGCCGTACCAGCGCAGCTACCTCAAAGACGCCAGCCGGTTCAAGGCGGGCATGTGGTCGCGTCAGACCGGCAAAACCTTTACCACCACCCTGGAGGCGGTCATCGACGTCCTCGAGGCCGAGGCCGCCGGAAAGCAGCGCCGCTGGACCATTCTCTCGGTATCGCGCGACCGGGCGCTAGATGCGATGGAAAACGGCGTGAAACTGCATCTACGCGCCTTTCAAGCCGCCTTCGAAAGCCTCGACGTGCCGCTGGAGGCCGACGAGCTGGCGCACCTGGTCCGGCTGCCGGGCGGCTCCTATATCCGTGCCGTCGCTTCCAAGCCCGCCACCGCCCGCGGCATGAGCGACAACCTGATCCTGGACGAATTCGCCCATCATCAGGACAACCGCGCCATCTGGACCGCCCTGTTCCCGGTGATCTCTCGCCGCGATCTGAAGCTGCGGGTGATCTCGACGCCAAACGGCAAGGGGGACAAGTTCTACGAAATCATGACCGATCCGGATTCGCCGTTCTCGCGCCACGTGGTCACCATCTACGATGCGGTGGCCGACGGCCTCGACCGCGACATCGAGGAGCTTCGGCGCGGCATCGGCGATCCGGTCGCCTGGCGGCAGGAGTTCTGCTGCGAGTTCATCGACGAGGCGTCCGCCTGGCTCCCCTACGATCTGATCGACGCCTGCGAGGAACCGAACGCGGGCGACCCGGTGCGCTACGGCGGCGGCCCGTGTTACGTCGGCATGGACATCGCCGCCCGCGGCGACCTGACCGTCATCGCGGTCCTGGAGGACACCGGCGGCCGCCTGTGGTGCCGGGAGCTCGTCGAGATGCGCGGCGCTCCGTTCGCCGAGCAATTGGCGGCCCTCGACCGGGTGATGCGTGACTACCGCGTGGTGCGTTGCGCCATGGACCAGACCGGCATGGGGGAGATGCCGGTCGAGGAAGCCAGGCGCCGCCACGGCCAATACCGCATCGAGGGCGTGCTGCTCACCGCCTCCCGCAAGCTCGATCTGGCCACCTGTCTCAAGGAAGCGATGGAGGACCGCCGCCTGGCGATTCCGCCGTCCCAGGATCTGCGCACCGATCTGCACGCGGTTCAGCGGGTGCCCGGCGCCACCGGTGCCCCGCGCCTGGTGGCCGAGCGCGGCCCGGCCGGCCACGCCGACCGCTTTTGGGCCCTGGCGCTGGCGGTTTCCGCCGCCGCCACCGGTCACGAGCGCTTCGGCTATGTGCCGGTCCGGCTCCGCCGCGCGCCGGACGACGACCCGACGCCGCGCCCCGTGCGCGTGACCGCCGGATTCAAGGGAGGACTGTAATGCCGCCGATCAAAACGACCATGCCCAGAGGGCTGCGCCAGCAGGATCTCAAACGCGAAATCGCCGGCCCCGGCCTGACCGGCATCCGCCAGGCATGGAACGCCGCCACCGTGGCCGCGGGCCTGACCCCGGCGCGTCTGGCGCGGATACTGCGCGGGGCCGACGCCGGCGACCTGCACGACTATCTGACCCTGGCCGAGGAGATGGAGGAGCGCGACCCCCATTACGCCGCGGTGCTGGGGGTGCGCAAGCGGGCCGTGCTGGGACTGGCGCCGGTGGTGGAGGCTGCCACCGACGCCGCCCGCGATATCGAGATCGCCGACGCGGTGCGCGAGCTGACGGCCGATCCAGGTTTCGTCGAGCTGTGCGCCGACCTGCTCGACGCCCTGGGCAAGGGATTCGCCGTGTGCGAGATCGTCTGGACCACCGGCAGGCGCTGGGTTCCGGCAGAATACCACTGGCGCGATCCCCGGTGGTTCCGGTTCGACCCGGTCGACGGCCGCACCCTGCGCCTGCTCGACGAACGGTCCCCGGACGGCCTGCCGCTGCCGCCCTACAAGTTCGCCGTCCACGTCCCCAGGCTCAAGTCGGGCCTGCCGATCCGCGGCGGGCTGGCCCGGCTGGCCTCGGCCGCCTTGATGTGCAAGTCCTACACCGTGGCCGACTGGATGGCCTTCGCCGAGGTGTTCGGCATGCCCCTGCGTCTGGGGCGCTACGGGCCCGGGGCCAGCGAGGCCGACATCGAGACCCTGGTGCGGGCGGTGGCCAACCTGGGGCACGACGCCGCCGCCGTCCTGCCGGACTCGATGCGCATCGAATTCCAGGAGGCCGGGCAGGGAGCCGGCGGCCACGAGCTGTTCCTGCGCCTGGCCGAATGGCTCGACCGCCAGATCTCCAAGGCGGTGCTGGGCCAGACCATGACCGCCGATTCCGGTTCATCCTACGCCCAGGCCAAGGTCCACGACGAGGTGCGCGCCGACATCCTGGAGGCCGACGCCCGCCAGCTGGCCGCCACCCTGCAGCGCGACCTGGTGATTCCGTTCGTCGATCTCAACTTCGGCCCCCAGCCGGTTTATCCGCGCCTGACCCTGCCGGTGCGCGAGCCGGAGGACATCACCGCCCTGGCCGACGCCCTGGCCAAACTGGTGCCGTTGGGGAACCTGGGCATCCAGGCGTCGGTGGTGCGCGACCGGCTCGGCTTCCCGGACCCGGAGGACGGCGCCGACCTGCTGGGCCAACCCGCCGCCCCGGCCCTCCAGCGCGCCGCCAACCGGCAGAGTGCGGCGGCCGCCCACCCGGCCGCCGTCATGGCCGACACCCTGGCAGGCCAGGCCGACGCCGAAATCGCCCGAATGCTCGACCGGATCCGCGTCATGCTCGACCAGGCCGGCGACCTGGAACAGTTCAAGGAAATGCTCCTGGCCGCCTACGGGGATCTGGATTCTGGCGGTTTGGTCGAGGCCATTGGGCAGGCGATGACCGCGTCCCACCTGGCCGGCCGCTACGATCTGGCCAAGGGCTCGGGGCTCCTCGATGGCGAGAATTGAGGTCAGCCCCGACGGGGCCAGCATCGAAAACGCCCGCCTGCCCTTCACCGAGCAGATCGCCTTCTTCCGCGGCAAGCTGGGCAATCTGATTCCCACGCGAAGGTGGGACGACATCCAGAAGTCCGCCCACGACAAAAGTTTCATGGTCGCCGGGGCGATGAAGGCGGACCTTTTGGCCGACCTGGCCCAGGCTGTCGATCGGGCCGTCGCCGACGGCAAATCCATCCAGTGGTTCCGGGAAAATTTCTTCGAGATCGTCGCCAGGCACGGCTGGACCGGCTACACCGGCGCCGATACCAAAAAGGGCCGGGCCTGGCGTACCCGGGTGATCTACCAGACCAACCTGCTCACCAGTTACAACGCCGGGCGGCTGGCGCAACTGAAAGAGGGCGGATTCAAATACTGGATCTACCACCACGACGACTCGGTGCGCCATCCAAGGCCCTTGCACCAGGCTTGGGACGGGCTGAGCCTGCCGGCAAGTCACGACTTCTGGAAAACCCATTACCCGCCCAACGGCTGGGGCTGCCAATGCTACCTCTCCGGCGCCCGCTCGGAACGCGGCGCCAGAAGGCTCGGCGGCGACCCGGACAAACCGATCGACCCCGAGTGGCTCAAGACCGACCCCAAGACCGGGGCGCCGGTGGGCATCGACAAGGGCTGGGACTATATGCCTGGGGCGACGGTGGTCGATACGGTGCGGGCGCTGCGGGACAAGCTCGACCGGTTGCCGCCGCGGCCCGCTATCGCTGTCATTCAGGATTGGCTGGGGACAGAGGCGTTCGCCGCCTGGCTCGACAACCCGCAAGGCAACTGGCCCCTGGTCCGGCTGCCCGACGAGGATGCCGGGCGCATCGGGGCGCAGACGACGGTGGCCGACCTGTCGCCGGAGACGGCGGCCAAGCAGAAACGCGAGCACCCGGAGCTGACGCCGGAAGAATACCTCCTGGCTCAGCGGGTGATCGATGGGCCAGATTACAAGCAGGTCGAGAAGAATCCAAAAACCGGCACCCAAAGTCTGGTTTACATCCAGGTTATCGACGGCAACGACAGTGGTGGTTACGTGCTGGTGGTCAAAGCCACCAAGAGCGGGAAGGGATTGTTCGTGACCAGCTACCGTCGCCTGTCCCGGCAGGAAGCGGAGCGTGACCGAGAAATCCAGCGGATTTTGCGGCGACGCAAATAAAAAATGGGGCGACACCTGGACCGCCCCGTGGGCACTGCGCGGTGGGCTCCCCTGACCACCGACGGAACCTTTGGGCCCCAGGTCTGCCCTCAGCGGATGCCGGGAGACTTTGCCGCAGCGCCTTGCAAACATTATAGACCGATAGGCGACGGAGACGTTCCGTGATCCGCATCCACATCGACGACCGCCAGATTCAACAGGCCCTGCGCCGCCTCCAGGAGGCCGCAGACGACCTCACCCCCGCCCTCGAGGACATCGGCGAGTATCTCGCCCGTGCCACCCGTCAGCGTTTCGCCGAGGGCAAAGACCCAAATGGCGCTCCCTGGGAACCGCTGTCGGCCAGGACAATCGCCCGAAAGGGCCACGCCAAACCCCTGATCGGCGAGACCGGTCTGTTGAGAAAGATCCGCTACCAACTGGAAGGGCCGGACACGGTGGTCGTCGGCACCGGTGCCGAATATGGCGCCACCCACCAGTTCGGGGCCAAAAAGGGCCAGTTCGGCAAGACACGGAAGGGCCGCCCCATCCCCTGGGGCGACATCCCCGCCCGGCCGTTTTTGGGTGTCTCTGACGAGAACCGGACCGCCATCCTCGACATCCTCGCCGAGCATCTGGAAGGCGCGATTCATGGGCGCTGATTTCAGCGTTTTCTTATGAGCGATTCTGAGGCGATTTCAGCGCCGTTTTCACCAATCCCGCTACCTAGAGTCATGTGGCATTCCTTTCGCGTCTTCATGGTTGTTTAACCCCTGTTTAACTTTGATGTTCATCCTTGGGTCTCGGACGGAAGAATTGGTTCGGGTCGGGAAAGCCCTTCGCCGCCAGGGCCATGAACCAACGGAAGTTGGTTTCACCGCTGTATTGGCCCTTGGCGACGTTGCCGAACAGCCCGGCGGCGAAGAACACCTCCTTCTCCCACACGCCAGGTCGCAAACCGATGGCCCGCAGCCAGTCCAGGTCCAAGATGCTTTCCTCCAGCGGATAATCGGAAGCGTTGGGATTGAGATAATGCCAGTTGGGCGCATCGGTCCAAATGTGGGTGACGTCGGCGTGCATCGGCAGGCCGCCCGCGTGTTTCCAGGCCGCCTCGGCCAACAGTCGCCGGGGCCGGGTCAGCCAATTCGGCTCCACGCCCAGCATCAATTCCAGGCCGGTCAGTTCCGACACCCCCAGCGCTTCGGCAAACGCCCCCTTGGTGCCTTTGCCGGTGTAGACCGCCCGGGCGAAGGTCTGGACGAACCGGGCCATGCGCTCGAACGGCAGGCCGGCGCAGTCGATGGCGACGAGATTCGTCATGATGGTTAATACCCTGTTAATCCGTTATAACAATAGCATTTTAAGACGGATTGGACAGGGTCTGAATCGTCACCCCTCATTTCCCCAGTCTGATTTTGGCGGGCACGAAAAACCGTCCCCGAAGGGGCGGCTTGAAGGGGCCTTGAAGCCCGGTTTCCAGGCAGCGTAAAGCCGCTCTAAAGTCTCTACTGGCGCCGCAAGAAAAATAAACCAGATCAGGTTGAATTTTTCTCCAGTAATGGTACAATTAGGGTTGAGGATGGGTTATCGATAAAGCGTACGGTTAGGTGAAGACTCTAGTGGAGATACAGAATTGGAGGTGCAGCAATGAAGCTCAGCCCGTTTGGCAAGGCGGTTCGCAAACTTCGGATAAGTCGCGGGGAAACGCAGTTCGACGCTGCGAACGCGGTTGGGGTTTCAGTTGCTTTTTGGTCGGCCATCGAGACGGGCAGGAAGCACGTGCCGGAGGATTTGTTGCGGAGGATCGTGGCCCATTTCGAACTCTCAAATGAGGAGGCCAAAGAGCTGGAACGATTGGCGTGGATTTCCCGTAAGGAAGTCACCATCAACATGGAAAATCTTAGCGACCAAAACCGCGAACTGGTTGTTGGCTTTGCCAGGAAATTCAGCGAACTGAATGAGGAAACCAAACGAAAATTGCGCAACTTGTTGGAACAAAAGGGAGGGCTTTCGTAGTGTCCGACAGTGTCGTTCTAGCCCCGCCCCTCAGCAGATACCGGATCCGTGAGGCAGCTAAGAGCGTTCGGATGATCTGGTGTGATCTGACGGGGCGGGATGATCCGTACTTTCCCATCGTCGAATTTCTCGATGTGGTGCTGCCAGCTGCAAACGATGAATTCGTTCTTGATGTCTTGCCTATGGAAACCATGGGCGACGTCCATGGCATGACCTACCCTGATCGGAATCTGATCCAAATCCGGGAGGATGTGTATCTAGGGGCAAAGCGCGGGATAGGCCGCGACAGAATGACGATGGCTCACGAACTTGGACATTATGTTTTGCACGCCGGCCTGGGCTTGGCTCGCGCAATTCCAGCGGAAAAAGTCGCAGCGTACCGGAGCAGCGAATGGCAAGCCAACGCTTTCGCCGGCGAATTGCTGATTTCTGCCAACCATATTTCCGTGTGTAGGAATGCTTCGGAGGCGAAACTGAAATTTGGCGTATCAGCGCAAGCTGCTGAATACCAATGGCGGATATTTGAACGTGACGGATTGGTAAGGAAAAGGTGACACCGAGTGGCCGCTCAATGTCACCTTGCTTCCAAGTGGGGTGCGCCGGGAGGACCCCACACTTGGCAGGCAGATTGCTAAAGTTTGCAATGCAATCATAGGCGAAACGGACGCCCCTGCCAAGAGCCAAAATCTCCTCCCGGAAGGAGGTGAGATATGTGCAAAAGAGGCTGAAAAAGGCCCCACCGGGCTACCGTTGGGTTTTTACCCGCTTCCGCCGGGTGAAAAACTCCAACCGGTTGCTCGACGCCCATGACTACGGTTATAAGTGTTGGGCATTCCTGGTGCGGGCCTGACCGGAGTACGGCCGGGGCATCCGCTCCGGCCGCCTTTTCTTGACTGAATCCCATCCCCCTTCGTCCGCCCGCCTGCCGCCTTTAATCTGGCGGCATGAACGAAAGCAGTACCCCCATCCCTGCCCTGTGCCGCGCCCTGCCGGCGGGGGACGGCCCGCCCGAGTGGCTGTTGCTGGTGCCGGCGGGCCGCTTCGAGGGGCGTGACGGTCGCTTCTGGGTCAACGACCGGCCCGATGAAGTCGTCGCCGCCTTCGAAGCCGGCGGCCAGCCGCTGCCCATCGACTGGGAGCACGCCACCGAGATCAAGGCCCCGGCCGGCGATCCGGCCCCGGCCGCCGGCTGGATCACCGCCATGGAGGTCCGCGGCGGCGAGGTCTGGGGGCGGGCGGAATGGACCGAGGCGGCGCTGGAACAGATAAAGGCCAAAGCCTACCGCTACTACAGCCCCGCCTTCCTGTTCGATCCCGATTCCCGCCGGGTGGCGGCCCTGACCTCGGTCGGGCTGACCAACCGGCCCAATCTCCACGTTCCCGCCTTGAACCAACGACAGGAGCACGCCATGCAGAAAGCGCTTCTGGCCGCCTTGGGCCTGCCCGAGACGGCCGACGACAAAGCGGTGCTGGATGCGGTGACGGCGCTGAAAGCGCGCCTGGATACCGCATTGAACGCCGCCCAAACCCCCAATCTGGAGCAGTACGTGCCCCGGGCCGATTACGACGCCGCCCTCAACCGGGCAAAGGAGGCCGAGGCGAAGTTGGCGGAAATGGAGCGGCAGCGCCTGGAGGCCGAGATCGAGGCCGAGATCGCCAAGGCCCTCGAGGCCGGCAAGATCACCCCGGCCACGGTGGACTATCACAAGGCCCAGTGCCGCCTGGATGGCGGGCTGGAACGCTTCCGCCGATTCGTCGAGGCGGCGCCGGCCGTCGTCGACCGAAACGACCAGGCTGGCAGCCGGCCGCCCGAACAGGAACGGGCCTTGTGCGCCGAGGAACGCTACGTCTGCGCCCAGCTCGGCATCCCCGAGGATGAATTCTTGAAACTGAAGGAGTAAGCCCATGGCCATCGTCACCCCCGCCCTGCTTTCCTCGTTGATGACCGGGTTCCGCAAGGAATTCCAGGACGGCCTCGGCATGGCCGAGACCCAGTGGAACCGGATCGCCTCCGAGGTGCCCTCGTCCAGCAAATCCAACACCTACGGCTGGCTCGGTCAGTGGCCCGGGTTCCGCGAATGGGTCGGCGCCCGCGTGGTCAAGGACATGGCCGCCCACGGTTACGAGATCGTCAACAAGCTGTGGGAGTCGACCGTCGGGGTCAAGCGCACCGACATCGAGGACGACAACCTCGGCATCTACGCCCCCATGTTCCGGGAGATGGGGCGGGCCACCGCGGCCCACCCGGACGAGCTGGTCTTCGGGCTGCTCAAGGCCGGCGACGCCACCCTGTGCTACGACGGCCAGTTCTTCTTCGACGTCGATCACCCGGTCTATCCCAACGCCGACGGCACCGGCACCGCGACCCTGGTGAGCAACTACGATTCCGGCGGCGCCACCCCGGGGCCGGCCTGGTTCCTGCTGGACACCTCGCGGGCGATCAAGCCGATCATCTTCCAGCGCCGCCTGGCCCCCGAGTTCACCGCCATGACCAAGATGGACGACGAGCAGGTGTTCATGGCCGACGAATACCGCTACGGGGTGCGGGCGCGCCACAACGTCGGCTTCGGCTTCTGGCAGATGGCCTACATGAGCAAGGCGCCCTTGACCGCGGCCAATTTCAACGCCGCCTACGACGCCATGTGCCAGTTCACCGCCGACGGCGGCCGGCCGCTGGGCATCAAGCCCAACCTGCTGGTGGTGCCGCCGCAGCTGCGGGTGGACGCCCTCAAGGTGGTGAAATCCGAGCTGATCGTCGACGGCGGCGCCGGGGTGACCAACATCAACCGCGACGTGGTGGACGTGCTCGTCTCGCCCTGGCTGATCTGAGGAGGCTGACATGGCGACGAAACGCAAGACCCAACCGGAAGCCAAACCGGAAGCCAAACCGGAAGCCGCGCCGACCGCGCGCCGCTACCGGGTGGCCGCCGCCGTCCCCCGGCGCTACCGCGCCGGGCTCGGCCCCTTCGGCCCGGCCCCGGTGGAGGTGGCGCTCGACGGCGACCAGTTGGCCGCCATCGAGGCCGATCCATTGCTGACGGTGACGGCGGTCGATGGCTGAGTATCTGGCGGCGGCGGATCTGGTGGCCGCCCTGGGGGAGCGGCGGCTGCTGCAGCGTACCGACCGCGACGGCGACGGCCGCCCGGACCCGTCGGTGCTGCTGGCCGCCATCGACCGGGCCGAGGCGGCCCTGGAGGCCGCCTGCCGGGGGCGCTACGCCCTGCCGCTGACCCGGGTGGACGCCGAGACCCGCGGCCGCCTGATCGATCTGGCGGTCTATCACCTGTTCCGCGACCGGGCCACCGACCGGATGCGTGCCGACTACGAGGCCGCCCTGGCCTGGCTGGACAAGGTGGCGGCGGGCCGGGTCCGGCTGGCTGCCGACCCGCCGCCTTCGGGCGGCGCTCCGGCGCGGGTGGTCGCCGCCGGCGACGCCCGGGATCTGACTCGGGACGGGTTGAGGCGGCTGCTGTGATCGACCTGGCCCACTGGATCGAGCGTCTGTCGATGCGGGTGCCGGCCCTGGCGGGCCGGGTCGCCGGGGCGGCGGATCTGGCGGCGGCCGCCGAAGACGCCGTGGCGCCGCCGGCGGCCTGGGTGCTGCGCGAGGACGAGCAGGCCGCCCCCAACGAGCGCCTGCAGGGTCCGGTGCGGCAGCGGCTGCGTTGCCGCGTCAGCGTTGTACTGGCGGTCGAGAACGTCGCCGACGCCCGGGGCGAGGCCGCCGACGCCGATCTTTTGGCCCTGCGCCGCGCCGTGTTCGCCGCCCTGATCGGCTGGACGCCGCCGGGGGCGGAGACGCCCGTCGAGCTGGCCGCCGGCGGCCGGCTGGGATTCGACGATCAGATCCTGTGGTGGGGCGACCTGTTCACCACCTACACCTGGATGGAGCAAACCCCATGACCGATATCGCCACTCTTTCCCTGTACCGGGGCGACACCCTGAAATACACCTGGTCACGCGCCGGATCGACCCCGGATCTGGCGGGAGCGACGGCCCGGATGCAGATCCGCGACCGCTACCGCAACCTGCTGGCGGACGCCGCGGCGGTCGGTTCGATCGCCGTCGATCCGGCCGCCGGCACCGTCACCGTGACCCTGCCGGCGGCGGTCACCGCCCAGTTCCCACCGGGCGCGCACAAGTTCGACCTGGAGCTGACCCTGGCCGACGGCACCGTGGTCACGGTGGCGGCCGGGTTCGTCCAGGTGCTCGAAGACGTCACCCACAACTAGGAGCGACCCATGCGACAAGGCGGCAGTTACCGCATCGAGAAGAAGGGGCAGAAACCTAAGCTGATCGAACGCACCAGGCCGGTGCCGGATCAGGCCAAGCCCCGATCGCAATCCAACCCCAAAACTGACGGAGGCAAGTGATGGCCCTGCTGGCGAGAAAGAAGATCCTGCTGGCCAAGATCGAGGCCACCTACGGCACCGACGCCGCCCCCGCCGGGGCCGACGCGGTGCTGGTCTCGGAACTCAACCTCTCGCCCCTGGAGGCCCAAACGGTGCAGCGGAACAACATCCGCCCCTACCTGGGTCGCGACCTGGAGATCCACGTGGGCGAGCACGTCAAGGTCGATTTCCAGGTGGAAGTGGCCGGCTCCGGCACCTCGGGCGCATCGATCACCGCCCCGGCCTGGGGCAAGCTGATGCGCGGCTGCGGGTTCGCCGAGACGGTGGACACCGCCACCGCCGGCAGCGAGCACGTGCGCTACGAGCCGGTCTCGTCCGGCTTCGAGTCCCTGACGCTGTATTTCAACCTGGACGGCCAGCTCCACAAGATCACCGGGGCCCGGGGCACGGTGAAGGTGAACCTGGGGGTCAACCAGATCCCCCACTTCCAGTTCGAGTTCACCGGCCTGTACAACGGGCCGACGGCCACCCCGGCGGTCACCCCGAATTTCTCCGCCTTCCAGACGCCCGAGCCGGCCGGGCCCGGCAAGACCTCCGGCTTCAGCTTCCAGGGTTATGCCGGGATTCCCATTTCGGTGGAAATCGACCTGGCCAACGATGTGGTCTATCACCAGACCCTCACCACCCAGGAAGTGCTCATCACCGACCGCAAGACCTCCGGCCAGCTCACCATCGAGGCCCCCAGCGTGGCCACCAAGGATTTCTGGGCCGACACCCTGGCCAACACCGCCGGGGCGTTCGCCATCCAGCAGGGGCAGACCGCCGGCAACATCGTCCTCTTCGAGGCTCCACGGGTTCAGGCGCTCCAGCCCAAGTACGGCGAGGCCGACGGCATCGCCACCCTGGAGATGGGGCTGGCCTTCGTGCCCACCGACGCCGGTGACGACGAGCTGACGATCAGGCTGATTTAAGGGGGGGATGAATGGGCTTCAAAATCGCCTCGCTTCAGGATCTGACCTTCAAGCACCCGGTCAAGATCGCCGGATCGGAGATCGAGTGCGAATTCCGGGTTCTCGACGACGACAGTCTGGCGAAACTGGCCGAGCGCGGCGACACCCCGTTCATTCAGGCGGTGCTGAAAAGTTGGGATGGGGTGGAGGACGACGACGGCAGCCCCGCGCCGTGCGGTCCGGCGCAGATCGCCGCCCTGTGCCGATACGCCATCGCCCGTCAGGCGATTCTCAAGGCGTACTGGCAGGGGCTGCAACAGGCCGCCGAGGGAAACTGAGGCAGGCCGTCCGCCACCTGATCGCGGGCGGCCGCGGCGACGAGCTGATCGAAGACGCCCGCGCCCTGGGGGCGCCCGAGTCGGTCCTGGCCGAGCTGCGCCGCCGGGCCACCTTCGCCTTGTGGCCCCGGAACGTCAGAATCCTGGAAGCCTTCGTGCTCGTGGCCGGTCAGTGGCGCCGGGACGGTAGGGGTCGGATCGTGGCGTTGGACTACGCCGCGGTCGAGGCGGGGCTCAGGATGGCCGGGATCGCCGTGGACCGGGAACTGTTCGAGGGTTTGAGAATCTGCGAGCGGGAGGTGCTGGCGCATGGCTGAAATGGAATTGCGGCTGCGGCTGACGGCCACCGACCAGGGGCTGAAAGCCCAGGTCGTCGACGCCCAAGGTAAGCTCCGTGACCTTGGCCAAAGCGGCGAGCGCGCCGGCGGCCGGGTCGCCGGCGGCATGAGGCGGGCCGGCGCCGGGGTCGAGCGTCTGGCCCGGTCGATCGATTCGGTCAAGCGGCTGCTGATCGGATTCGCCTCGATCCAGTTCGCCCGGGGATTGGTCGGGCAGCTGAGCGCGACCGCCGATTCCGCCGCCAACCTGGCCGCCCGTATCCGCCTGGTCACCGATTCACAGGCCGAGTTCAATCAGGTCCAGGACGAGCTGTTCCGGATCGCCCAGCGCACCCGCGCCCCCCTCGAGGCCACCGCCGATCTCTACGCCCGCATGGGGCCGGCGCTGAAACGGATCACCGGCTCCACCGGCGAGGCGCTGCGGGTGGTCGAGACCATCAACCAGGCCCTGGCCACCTCCGGGGCGACCGCCGCCGAGTCGTCCGGGGCCCTGCTGCAACTGTCCCAGGCCCTGGCCGCCGGCGCCCTGCGCGGCGACGAGTTCAATTCGGTGATGGAGGGGGCTCCCGGCATCATGCGGGCCATCGCCGACGGCCTGGGCGTGCCCATCGGCAAGCTGCGCGAGCTGGCCAACGCGGGCAAATTGACCGCCGAGGTGGTGGTCGGCGCGCTGCAAAAATCGCGCGATTCGGTGCAACGGGCGTTTTCCGAAATGCCGCTCACCATCGGCGGGGCGCTGCAACAGGTGGAAAACCGCTGGCTCCAGCTCATCGGCCGGATGGACAGCGCCTCGGGGGTCAGCCGCCAGGTGGCCGAGGCCATCGCCTCGGCGGCCGACTACATGGACGAGGCTCTGGCGGCGGTGGTGTTCACCGCCAACGCGGTCACCGGGGCGATCCGCGGCATCGCCGGCACCGCCAGCATGGTGATCGGCGGGGTGCTGGATCTGCTCGACACCCTGACCCTGGGGCTGTCCGACACCCTGGGGAATCTGGTCGAATCGTTCCGGGCCGCCGCCGAGGTCAATTTCAAGGGACTGGCCCAGGACATCGACGACGCCAACGCCGCCTTCCGCCAGCTGACCGGCGCCACGGACGCCGCCTCGGTCGCCGCCGGCCGGGCGGGCGAACAGGTGGCCCGCATCGAAGACCGGGTGCGGTCCGCCTCGGCCACCGCCGCCGCCTCCGATCTGCTGCCCCAGGTGGATACTGCCAAGCTGGCCGAATTCGAGGCTGGCCTGCGGCGCCAGGCCGTGGCCCTCGAGCGCCTACGGGACGCCGCCCTGGCGGGGCAGGAGCCGCTCCGGGCGCTGCAGGTTTTGCAGCAGACCGACAACGACCTGCGCCGGACCGGCATCGACCTGACCTCGAGCCAGGCGGCCGCCTACCGCGCCGTCGCCCTGGCCCTGCAGCAGAACCGGGACGCCCTCCAGCAGACCGCCGGATTGGTCGAGCGGGAAAACGCCGCCTACCGCACCCGGCTGGCCAATCTGAAGGCGTTTTACGACGCCGGCCTGATCGACCAGAAAACCTATCACAGCCAGGCCGAGCAGGCGGCCCGGGCCCACCAGAAGCGCCTGGCGCAAATCGAGCGGCAGGGCGCCGCCCTCCGCAAGGAGAACGAACGCTACGCCCAGCGCCTGGCCCTGATCGAGGCCGCCTACCGACGCGAAGAGCTGAGCGCCGCCGAGCACCAGCGCCGCCTCGAGGCCCTGGAAGCCGAGCACCAGCAGCGCCTCGCCGCGATCCACGCCCAATACCGCCAGGCGGATCAGGCCGCCTACCAGCAGTACCTGGCCGGTCTCATCGCCCAGGCGGAACAGGCGTATCAGACGCGCCTGCAGGCGTTGAAGCTGGCCCTGGACCAGGGGCTGGTGAGCGAGGCCGAATACCGCCGCCAGGTGGAGGAACTGGAACAGCGCCACGCCGCCAACCTGGCCCAGATCCGCCAAAACGCCCTGCAGCAATACCTGCAGCAGCTCGACCGCCAGGCCCAGGCCGCCGAACAGGCCGCCGGCATCCGCCGCCAGGCAGCCGAGGAAACCGCCAGGGCCGAGGTCGAGGCGGCGGTCCAGGCCGGCCAGGGGGTGTCCGACGCCGCCCGGCAGGCGGCCGACAACGTCCAGCAGGCGTTCGCCCGCGCCGCCGAGGGGGCCGGTCAAGCGCTGGTCTCCATCGCCCAGACGGCGGAAAACGCCTTCGCCCAGGTGCAGGTGAACGTGGGACAGGCGGTCGCCGCCGTGCAGACCGGCTTGCAGTCGGTTGCCGGGCAACAGAATACCGGTAATCCGGTGTTCTCCGATAGCGTATATCAGTGGTTGGCCAAGGCCAACCCGATCGGTCAGGTGATCTCCGGTTCGTTCCGCCTGCCGGACGGGACGCAACTGGCGACCGACCCAAGCCAGCTGATGTTCGGCGGCGAACAGGCGATTTTGCGGTGGTTGAACCAGTTCAATGCGCTGAACGATCGCCCGATGCAAGGCGGTCTCTGGCCGGGCGGTCCCGGCTGGGACCTGTTGCAGCAATACCTGCACAAACCGCTGCCGGTATCGGTCATTTCCGGGGGCAAGACCGTCGGGGAGGTGAGCCTGACCAGCGCCGAAATCGAACGGCTGCTGGAATACAACGACGCCCTGGACCGGGCGAAGAAGCTGCAACAGGAGATCGACCGGGCCGCGAAAAAATACCCGTCCGATATCGCCGACAAGATCCGCGCCAATCTGCAGACGCAGCTCGATGCGCTGATCGCCAAGTTTCCCGACATCAAAAAAGCGCTGCAAGACAGTCTGGGTGAGATCAAGCTGCCAAAAATCGAATTACCGAAGATCGAGCTGCCGAAGATCGAGTTGCCCAAGATCGACCCAACCGCGCCTGCCGCCCCAACAAGCCCGGCGCCGGTGATCCGGCCGGGGGCGCCGGTGAGGCCGCCGCCGTCTCCGAAGCCGCCGCCCACGCCCACGCCCCCAACGCCGGCGCCGGTGATCCGGCCCCACCGGCCGACGTTCATTGAGCGCCCGGACGGGTCGGTGGTGCGGCTCGACGACGCGCCGGACAAAGAACGGCTGAAGAAGGCCGAAAAGGACTATCTGGCGTATCTGAAAAAGCTGGAGGACCTGCGCCGCGGCAGCCTGATCGACCGGCGGCGGCGGGAGACCCGGGACGAACGGAAACGCCTGGATGACAGCGAGCGCCGCTATGACGACCATCTGCGCCGCCGCGCCGACCGCTGGCGGGCGCTGCACGACGATATGACCGCCGTCGGCCGGCGCGCCGCCGCCGACTATCTGGACGCCTGGGCGGCGACCCTGGATGCATTGTTGCAGCAGGCGGGCGATTTCGCCACAACGCTGCCGCAACCGGAAACGCCTGTGTCCGGGGCGGAGACGCCGGCGCCGGAATCCGACCGTCCGCCCGCGCCGGTCGCTCCAATCCGTCCAACCCCGCCCATTCGTCCCATCTATTTCTCCGCCGCCGGGCTGCCGCGTTATCATTCCGGCGGCGTCGCCGGCCTGAAACCGGACGAGGTGCCGGCCATCCTCCAGAAGGGCGAGCTGATCCTGACGCCGCAGCAGGCCCGGATGCTGGCCCCGGCCGGCCGCACCCGGGTCGAGGTGCACGTCCACAACCACGCCGGAGTCGCCGTCGAAACCCGGGAAACCGCCACCGCCGCCGGCACCCGCATCGACATTGATCTGCTGGCCGAACAGATCGAGGACCGCATCGGCCGCCGCCTGGCGGAAGGGCGCGGTCTGGCCCGGGCCCGGTCGCCCTACGACCTGGGGGCGTTCTCGTGACCGCCGCCTGGCCCGCCGGCCTGCCGGGACCGGGGAAGGACGTCGAGGTGCGCCTGGGCAGCGCCCTGGCGATCGATCCGGGCCGGTTCGGCCTGCGCCACCGTCGCCGGCGCATGACGAGTCCGTGGGACACGCTGACCGGCCGCATCGTGCTTGACGACGCCCAGCGCCAGGCGCTGGCGACCTTCTTCGCCATCGATCTGTGCTTCGGCGCGCTCTGGTTCACCGCCGACTGGCTCGCCCTGGCCGGCTACCCCAACCATCAGGCGCGATTCGTCCGCCCGCCGGCCTTCGATGCGGCGGGGCAGGGCATGTGGCGCTGCCAGGTGGAACTGGAGATCCGCGACGCCGGGTTCGCCGACGACGCCGGCCTGCCGTCGCCCCATCACGATCCGGCCGTGCAGTCCGGTCCCATATCGCCGTTCGATGGCAAGGTCTATCGATTCTACGACGATTTCAGCACCTACCAGGGCTGGACGCTGGAGGCCGGCGGCGCGCCGACGCACGATGCGGCGGCCGGGACGCTTACGTTGCCGGCCGGAACCCGGATCAGCAAGCCGCTTGGCTTTACCGCGTCGCCGATTACCGTTTTCGATGCGTTCGCGTGGGTGAGCGGCAGTGACTATTCTTACTTTTCTCTAGGTCTCTTTGACGACGCCGGGAACGGGTACGAATTCCGTATATTCCATACCTTGGGAGTATGGCTGTTCCGTTACGATTCGGGCGTTGCCGCTCAGTTGCACTACAATGCGTCCACCCCATACGGGGGCCGCGTTTCTGTACCTATGCTGCGGGTGACCGATGCAGGGGTGCAGGGGATCGGGTGGCGCGAGTTCAGGTACACGGGTGGAATCCATGATGGGCAGCTACGCAGGTATCCCGTCAGCAATATAGCCATCACTCCCCTGATTGCCGATACCACGTACACCGCGTTCACGAAGGTTCGGCTGATGGCTACGAATCAGCCCAAGACTGTGAGTGCTGTCGAGGTGGTGGCGTCATGAGCGCTCCCTGGCCGGATACCCTGCCTTCTCCTGCCTCCGACAGCCTCCGCGTCTCGCGTCCGGACGTGCGCACGGCCCTGGAAATGGACAACGGGTCCATCCGGCGCATCCGCCGCTCTCTTTCCGCCCCCTGGCACGTGGACGGGGAGATTTGGCTGACGCCTGACCAGAAGGCCGCCTTCGATCACTTCTATCGCTTCGAGCTGCGCGACGGGCTGTGGTGGTTCACCGCCACCTGGATCGACGGCCTTGGCCTGACCGGCATGGCGGCCAGATTCCGCGAGCCGCCCCGGCTGGCCCGGGCCAGCGCCACGTTGTGGAAGGCGGCGGTACGGTTCGAGGCGGTCGATGCCGCTCAGGCCGTCGATACCCAGGATTGGCCGGTGTCCAACGTGGTGTCGGCAACCGGCATTCCGACCGATCACATCGCCTTCTGGCTCAAGCCGGACGCGCTTCCAGACCCCGTTGGCACCGATTATTTCAGTAAGCCCAGACATGCCATCCCTTCGTATCACGATCCCTCCATAGAATCGTATTCCCGTTCGTATAGGTGCGCGGTCATGACGCAAGTCAACGGGTTCCCGGCAATCAGGACTGACGGGCTCGGGTCCAGCGGGCATCCAGCTTACGGGGCGTATGGCCCTAGTGGTTACTGGCTGTTCGACGACTGGGCAGGCGTCGATCATGCCCTGGCTATCGTTTACGGGCTGGAGTCCCCGTCGCAGTCGATGGCGTTTGGTTGGGGGGTGTCGGTCGAAAACCCTTATTCCGGGGATATAGCCGGTTCTTCGCAGGCCAATTGGTTCAGAGGCGCAGCCGTCTTGTATTCGGACGGAATCCGAATGAAACCGACATCCGCCGCCTTTTCTACCAAAAACCCCGTCAGTTTCCCAAACCCAATCCTGCGGGTCGCCGTGTTGAACATCCCGTTCAGACACGGGTTTTGCTCCGCACACCTGAACGGGACCGTTCAGGCGCTCAACCTCAGCCCGAAGGATGCTATGCCCGCAAACAGCGGGGAAGGTGCCAACCGGTTTCCCGCTATCGTGTGCTCTTACGCTGTCGTTAGTGGGCAGCTCAAACGGTACGGGTATGTGTTGGAGGCGGTTTTGTGGCGCAGAACCTTGGCGGACACCGAGATTTCCGCCGTCACCAACCACTTCATCGACAAGTACGCCATCCCGCTATGATCCTGTCCCTGCGCCACCGCTTCGTCTTCATCGAGAACCCCAAGGCCGGGTCGTCGTCCCTACGCGAGGCGCTGTTGCCGTTCGCCGACTTGCACACGGACCAGCCTCCATCGGCCCGGCACCAGACCTGGCTGGAGACGCAATCGCGCCAGGCGGACGTGCTGTCCCGCGCGCGGGCCGCCGGTGTGCGGCTGTTCAAGTTCGGGGTGATCCGCGAGCCGGTCGATTGGGCCTTGAGTTGGCACGCCTTCACGTATCCGGACATGGACTTCCTGGGATGGTGGGAATCACCCCTACGGTTCCGGTTCACTGATCTGACCTGCCGGAACCAGACCTCGATGTTCGTCGGCTACGACGGGTGCCCGGCGATGGACCTGCTGATCCCGTTCGAGCGCCTGGGCGAAGCGGCGCCGGTGTTATCCCGTCGGTTGGGTCTCGACATCCGTGTGCCCCATCGCAACGCGGGCGAACATCCGAAGGCCGAGCTGGACGACGAGACGAAGCGGCGCATCCGCCGCACGCTGCAAGACGACGCCTGGTTGCACGAATACGCTTGCATCAATTGGGAGGTAACGGAAGGTGATATGGCTTGAACCGGCAGGAGTCCGGCTGCGTTGGATCGACGGCGACCCGACGGACCGGCCGCCGTACCGGACGTTCGGCACCATGGCGTTTCACCGGGACATCGCGGTTCTCGACGGTCTGCACGGCCGCGTCCGACCCAAAGAAGTCGTCGAGTTCTACCGCCTGCTGCGGGCCCGGTTCAAGATGCGCTGGCTGGTGGCAGAACGCACCGGCCGCCACCGGATTCCCTTTGCGACCCAGATCGAGTGCGGCCCGTTCGCTGGCTGGTGGGCCGTGGACCTGACCCGATTCGACAAGGAGGAAGGCCATGACTGAAATCGCACTCATCGACCCCGAAACCCTGTCCGTCATCGAGTTCCGCAACCCGCCGCCACCCCGTTGGACCTCTCCGCAGGGGGTGGTCATCGCCGGGTTCGACAAGCTGCTGCCCGAGCAGATGGCAGCGCTGAACTGGTATCCGGTGATCCGCGAGCCCCTGGACGAGGCCCACGAGGCGGGCTCCCCGGTGGTGGACACGACCGCCAAGACTGTCACGATCCCTGCCGTGGCCCGGGATCTGGCTCTCTTGAAACAGGAGGCGACCGCCGCCGTCAACGAGGCCGCCGGCAGAGCCCGGCTGAAATTCATCACTGCCTCCCCGGGGCAGGAGGCGACCTATCAGCTCAAGTTGCAACAGGCCAAGGCGTGCAAGGCGGCCGGCTACCCCCAGGACGACGGCACTAACTACAGCCCGGTCGGCCCTTACGGCCTGGTCGGGGCGGAGATGCTGGCCCACGGCTGGACCGATCCCCAGCAGGCGACCGATTTCATCCTGAACACCGCCGCCCTGTGGGAAACCAAGGCAGCGCAGATCGAGGCCGAGCGGCGCAAAGGCGTCGTCGCCATCGGGGCCGCCGCCGACGGCCCTGCCGCCCTGGTGGCCCGGGATGCGGCCGTCGCGGCGCTGGAGGGGTTGTAAATGGCGGTTTCCCCGGCGTTGAAGTCGGTCTGGGCCTCGGGCGATGCGGACGTCGTCCTGCTCGACACCATCGAGCTGGCCTCGCCGGCCTGGACCGTGCCGGTGCGCCTGGTGCGCGGCTACGAAAAACTGACCGTCGGGGCGCTGGAATTTCTGCCCTACGCCTTCGAGTTCACCCTGCCGCCCATCGAGGCCGCCGCCGGTGGGCATCTGGAGGTGATCCTCGGCAACGCCGACCGGGCTGTTCCGGACGCTGTCGACAGCGCCCTCGACGCCGACCAGCCGGTGACCCTGACCTATCGCCAGTACATCCGCGGAGCCCAGAACCTAACATTCGCCATGGACCTGGATCTGCACGTGGTCGATTTGACCGAATCGGTGGAGACCAGCCGGGTGCTGGCGGTATTCCCGAATCTCGTCAACGAGCGTTTTCCACGACTCGACTACACCACCTATCGGTTTCCGGAGCTGTGAGATGAGTTATGTGTCAGGGACTCTGACCGACGACGGGCTGCGCTGGCCGTTGCCGCCAGGTCGTTATGACCCGAACCCGGAGTATGGGGGGACGCCGACGTTCGTCACGTCCGACGGTGAAATGGGGTGGCTGGGTGTGTTCTACTTGCCAGGCCATCATCATTTGCCTGATGTGCATTATGAACCCAAGCCGCCCACGCCGCTGACCGCGCCGGAGCCGAGCCCGACCTACGACCAGCCGGTTCAAGCGGCCGAACCGAACCGGCCGCGCGTCGGCAAGGTGATTCCGGAGCACTTCGGCCGCCTGAAGATCTTTCCGGATCTGGCGGCCCGGGAGCGGCGCGACGGGGAGACGGTTTCGCGGCTGTACTGCATCGGCCGCGGCCATTATCAGGTCGAGCGGGTGCTGATCGACGAGGTCGACGCCGCCACCCTGGGCGACGTCAGCGTGACCGTCGCTCACGCCTCGGACCCGGCCCTGGCGCCGCAGTGGCCGTCGTATGTCGCCGACAACCGGGCCGCTTTCACGCCGGTTACCCTGACCACGGCGTTCACCGCCGCCGTCGCACCGGGCGCCCCGGGACGCGCCACGACCGCCGTCACCTTCTGGCTGCGCTTTCCCGACGGCTTGTATCAGATCGACGCCAACGGCGATTATCAGCCGGTGACGGTCGGATTTCAGATCCAGTACCGCGCCGCCGGGTCGGCCGATCCCTGGCAGGTGCTGGCGGGCGCCCACACCCTCACCGCCGTTCTCGTCGCCCGCCGCGACGCCCGCATCGACCTGACCACCCCGGCCGGGTCGTGGGAGTTCCGCATCGCCCGCACCGCCGCCCAAAGCACCGATCCCAGGGTCCGGGACCGGGCTGAGTTGACCGGTGTGCGCGTCGTCGGTCAGGCGCCGTTGGATGGTTACGGCGACGTCACGCTGCTGGTCGTTAAATCGACCGGCCGCCGCATCGGCAAGGTCGCGTGCGTCGCCACCCGCAAGTTGCCGGTCTGGAACGGATCGTGGAGCGCGCCGCAGGCGACCCGGTCGATCCCCTGGGCCGTGGCCGAGGTCGTGCGCACCGTCACCGGTTCGGACGCGATGCTGGATCTGCCGGCCCTCCAGGCCCTGGACGTCACCCTGGCGGCACGGGGCGACCACTTCGACGGGCGCTTCGACAATCCACTATCGGCGATGGAGGCCATCGACCACATCGCCCGCGCCGGCCGCTGCAGCGCGTTCGTCCAGTTCGGCCTCCTGCGCCTGGTGCGCGACGAGGCCCAAACCGGCTATTCCGCGATGTTCACGCCGCTCAACATGCGCCGCCGGTCGTGGCAGTTGAAGCGGTTGCCGCGGCGGCCGGACGAGCCGGACCATTACATCGTCGAATACCTGGACGCGGCGGACTGGCGGGTCAAGGAGGTGGTCTGCGATCTGGGAAGCCGCACGAAACCGAAACGCCTCAAGCTGTTCGGTGTCACCGACAAGTTGCAGGCGTGGCGGGAGGGGATGTACTGGCTGCGCACCCGCCGCTACCGCCGCAAGCTCATCACGTTCACGACCGGCCTGGAGGGGCGGGCGCTGCAGCCGCTCGACCGCATCCTGGTCGGCCACGACGTGTACGGCTTCATCCATTTCGGGGAACTGTACGCTATCTACGGCAGTTCCCTGATCCTTTCCAATCCGGTCAATTTCTACGGCCAGCCCCAGGCCGACCTCTACCTGCGCCAGCCGGACGGCTCCCCCGTCGGGCCGCTGAAGGTGACCCCGGGCGACACCGATTACCAGGTGAACCTGGTCGATCCGTTGCCGGCGGGCACCTATCGCACCGTCACCGGCGATCAGCATCCCCAGCGCACCCATTATCTGTTCGACCCGCTGGGGCGCGGCGCGGTGGCAGCCCGGGTGAGCCGGATCGTCGAGCGCGGACCGGACGCGGTCGAGGTGACGGCGGTGGTCGAGGAGGCCCAGCTCTATCAGGAGGGCGATCCACCCTGGGATCCGGCGTCACCGGCCTACGACCCTGAGAATCCGTCGAGCGTCGATCCGGTCACGGAGGTGAGCCCGCCGCCGTCCGACCGGTATCTGCGAGGCGGCCGCCTGACGTTCCATCCGAATCTGTTCAAGCATGGCCTCTGGACCGTCGAGTTCGACGCCGGCGGCTACGACCAGTTCGACCTGCAAATTAAGGCGGTTCTCGACGGGCGCTGGACCACGGTGGCGGTGCTCGAGGAGCCGCACTTTACCTTCTTCGTCAGCGGCATGGACAAGAGCGCCGGGGTGCGCATCGTGCCGTATCTGAATGGAGCGCGAATGGATTCGGAGGCGTTCGTGATTCCGCCGTCCGATTACGATGCCGGGCCGGCGGCGGTGACGCCCGTCAGTCCTCCCTATATCCTGTGGTGAGGCGATGCTGACGTTTGTCGATCGTTATCTGTATCTGGGCTGGGACCCGGCCCCCGGGGCGGATCACTACCGCTACGAGATATTGGATACCGCCACCCTGACCCTGCGCCGCTCCGGCACCGTCCCCAGGGCGGCGCTGCTGTACAGCGCCGGTGACGCCAAGGCCGACGGCGGTCCCTGGCGTGATCTGACCGTGCGTCTGTGGGCGGTGGACGCGGCCGGAAACGAATCGCTCACGGCGACCGAGGTTCAGTGCCACAACGATCAGGCCGGTCCAGTGACCGTCGGCCTGGCGCCGGGCCCCGGATCGTTGCGCATCACCGTATCGCCCGTACCCGAGCCGGATCTGGCCGGTTACCGTGTCTGGCTCGACACCGCCGCCGGCTTCACCCCATCCGCCGCCAACCAGATCCACGACGGGCCCGCCAACGTCGTCACAATCACCGGCCTGACACCGGGGCAGACCTACTACGTCAAGGCGGCCGCCTACGACGTCTGGGGCGACGACGGCCTGGCCATCTCGGCGGAGGTCAGCGCCGTCCCCATCGACGTCACCGCCGGATCGGTCAGCGGCGGCACCGTGTCTGGCCTGTCCGCCCCCATCGCCATCGCCGACGGCGGCACCGGCGCTTCCGATGCCGCGACCGCCCGCGCCAACCTGGGCATCACCGGCGCCTCCGGCACCTTCACCACCGCCGACGGCAAGACTGTCACCGTCACCGACGGCCTGATTACCAGCATCGTTTGACCAAAGGAGTACGATGGATTGTCATGACACCAACCAACCAACCAACTGCTCGCAATGCGGCCAGCGCCTGCCGCAGGCGATACGGATGGAATCGATCGATGGCCGCGCGCGTCTCTTCCACGGCGATTTCAGAGATGCCACCCGGCTGATCGAACCGGCCATAGACGCCGTCATCACCGACCCGCCCTACGGCTCCGGCGGCTTCGCCGCCAGCGAGCTCAAACGGCCCAGCAAGGCCAAGTACGTCAGTACCGGCGCCAAATACGCTGATCAGATGCCCGACATTGACGGCGACAGTCTCCTACCCCAACAGTGGCAACGGCTGATGACCGAATTCCTGGATGCCGCCTGGAGCGTGCTCAAGGATCGTGGCATCCTCGTGACGTTCATCGACTGGCGCAACCTGGCCGCCTTGCATGGCCTGATTTTGGAGTCCCCATTCACGTTCCGTGGTATCGCCGTCTGGAACAAGGGTAATGCATCAAGACCCTACAAAAACGGCTTCCGCATGCAGGCCGAATACCTGCTCTGGGCCACCAAGGGCAAACTCCCCGACCGCGACCCGCCGGTATATCTCCCTGGCGTGCTCAGTCACACAACCCGCACCAACGGCAAGCGCCACATCACCGAAAAGCCCGAAAGGCTGATGGAAGATTTGGTGGAAATCTGCCCACCCGGCGGGACGATATTCGACCCATTCATGGGCAGCGGCACAACCGGCGTGGCGGCGTTGAAAACCGGGAGAAGGTTTGTCGGCTGCGAGACGGTAGGGCAGTATTTCGACGTGGCGTTACAGCGCTGCAAAGAAGCGGTTAACGCACCCTAA